CGAATTCAACGTGGCCACGACGACTCCCAGCGAAATGTCGCTGATCGACTTCATCATCACCGGCTGGCAATCAAAGTCGTATTACCTGCCGATCTGGCAGGATCGCGCGCGCCTGACGTCGACCCTGACCAGTGGCGGCACAACGATTTCGACGCCATTGGCGGGCCTGGGCTATGCCGACGGCGATCTGATCGCCCTGTGGACAAGCCTGACCGAATACCGCGTCATTCAGGTGGCCGATGCCGACTTTGAAACCGACATCATCACGCTGGCCCAGCCTACTGGCACCGACTGGCCGATCGGCACCTTTATCGCACCGGTGCGCCGCGCCTGGCTGTCGCCGCAGGCCAGCGCCGCCCGCTTCACCGGGGCCAGCATGGAAGCGCGCCTGGTGTTTGACCTGGAAGAGCCGGTCACGCTGGAGCGCATCGAATGGGACCGCGACGAAGGCGGCCCATGGAAGGCCGACAGCTTCGCGCTGTTTTCGCACCGGCCGAACTGGAGCCAGGCCCCGCGCGTGGACTATTCCCGACGCGTGGATCTGCTGGGCGATGGCACGAACCGGCCCTGGCGCTACGACGTCAGCGGCCGCAGCTGGATCACACGCAGCACGCTGCACACAACCACCAGCCGCGCCGAAATCAATCGGCTGTTGTCCTGGGTGGCCCAGCGACGCGGGCGCGCCATTTCCTACATGGCCCCCGTGTGGGACACTGCCATTGAAGTCACGCGGTCGAACACCAATTCAGACGTCAAGCTGTACGTCAAGACACGCAACTTTCAGCAGTTCTTTGCAGCCATCAATGGGCGCGGTTACATCGCGCTGCGCGACGCATCGGGCTGGATCGTTCGCCGCATCACATCGGCCGCCCAGGAAAGCGGCACCGAAGACGTGCTGAACCTGGCCGCAGCCATCGGCCGCGCGGGCACGCCTGCCGGGTGGCTGGATGTCGTGCTGTGTGAGCCGTCGCATCTGTTGTCGGACGTGCTTGAAGTGCGTTGGTGGGATCGCACGACGGCCGAAGTAATAATCGGGCATCAACAGGTCATCGCATGAGTTACACCACCACCGACACCAGCAGGCAGAACGGCCGACCCGTCGAGCTGTTCAAATTCACCGACGGCACGACGTCCTGGCACTACTGCACCGGGGATGTGCCGACCTACTACAACGACGACGAATACATCCCGGCGACGATTTCGCGCACGGCCACTGAGTCGAGCCAGGAATTCGGCAAGTCGAAGCTGACGATCAAGATGCCGCACAACATGGCGCTGGCGCAGTTCCTGGCGGGCGGCTACCCGAACGGACCGATCACGGTGACGCTGTTTCGCGTGCACCTAGGTGACGACGAATTCATCACGCATTGGCGCGGCCGGATCCTGTCGACCAGCTGGCGCGACATCGAGGCCAGCATTCTGTGTGAACCCGTCTTCACCAGCCTGCAGCGCGCGGGCCTGCGTGCGGTCTACCAGCGCCAATGTCGCCATGCTTTGTATGGGTCGGGGTGCGGCGCTTCAAAGGCCAGCTTCAAGATCGACGGCGTCGTCGACACGGCCATTGAAAACCAAGTCTTTTCCCTGGCGGCCGGTGCTCAGGCGGACAACTATTTCACCGGCGGCATGATCAAGGCGCTGGGTGCGTCGCGTCTGATCGTCGCGCACACCGGCAATTCGATGACGTTGATTTCGCCGATCCCTGGCCTGTTTGGTGGCACGCCGCTGGAGCTTTACCCGGGGTGCGATCACACGCTGGAAACCTGCAGCGCGAAGTTTTCGAATTCGCTGAACTACGGTGGCCAGCCATGGCTGCCGACGAAGAATCCATTCAGCGGCGACGCGATCATGTAAGGGGCAAAAATAATGTGGCAATACGTCGTTGTTTGGGTTGTGGCCATGGTTGTCAGCCGCGCGCTTGCACCCAAGCCACAAACGCCCGCGCCTGGCGACATCGGAAACAACATCCCGCTGGCTGAAGCAGGAAGAGAAATCCCCGTCTTGTTTGGCACGCGCATCATTGGGCAGCCGAACGTGGTTTGGTGGGGCGATGTGAAGACGACGCCGATCTATTCCGAAGGCGGCAAGAAATGATCGTCACGCATGCACAAGCCAAACAGCTTGGCTACTGCAATGCAGGCCTGAGAAAATGGTTTGCTTCGCGTGAAGTGTCGTTCGACGAATTTCGTCAAAACGGCGCAACAGACGAATGGCTGCTGGCCCAGGACGACGCAATGGCTGCGCGCCTGGTCGAATACGCAAAGAGCGTGTCGACCAACACCGAGCAGCATGGTGAAGCGCAGAAATAAAGGACGTCGAAATGGGATCAGGTGGAAAAGGTGGAAGTGTCGTTGTCGGTCATCGCTATTACGCAGGCATTCACATGATCGCCTGCCATGGCCCGGTCGACCGCGTGAATCGAATCATTGTTGGTGAGCGCGTCGCCTGGACCGGATCCCAAACCACAAACGGGACGCTGGACATCAATCAGCCTGATCTGTTCGGCGGTGACACACGCGAAGGCGGCATCGTGGGCGCGGTCGATGTCATGCTGGGCGGAAACACCCA